AGTGTCGCCCTTGACCCCTTGGATGCCCTGAATTCCGGCATCACCTTTGGCTCCGGTTTCACCTTTGTCGCCCTTGGGGCCAACAGGGCCCTGAGAACCGTCGTTGCCACGAATGGAGAGCAGCCACTCGGCTTCAGTGCCGACGAAACCGTTCACGACTGCAATTTGATATGTTGATTTGCCGGGGTCGCCCTTCGGCCCTGCAGGACCAGTGCCGCTACCTGTTGCTGTAGATGAGAGGTTGGGAACCATCATGATCTCAGTTCTCCAAGATTGCGACGGTGGTTTCAGCGTCGGCGACAAACTGCAGGGTGCTTCCGGCGGCAATCCCGAAGGGGTGATATCCGGGAAGCAGCGGCCAAGCGTGGGTGCTGTCGAAGCTTTCGCCGCGGCACACGGACAGGCCGACGGCATCCATGCCGACAGCGATGGTGATGAGGGTCGTGGTCGGGGACAGCACGACTTCGGATGCCACGTCGATGCCGACGGCGAAAGAAGTCACGCGGGAGCTGTCCAGGACGGCAACGTCGAAGGAGTCGCCGAGCGAGCTGACTGGTGATGGAATGGTGTTCGCCATAGGACGCTCCGAAGGAATGGAATGAGGAGCGACACCGGGTTACGAGGAGGATTGCCCGGTGTCGCTGTCGCTCTTCACGGTTAGATGAAGAGGAGACGGACGATCGCGCGTGGCTTCTCGTTGTAGGCGAGGAAGTTCGTTTCAGCGGCGAGTTCCACGCCCTTGTTGAACTTCATGACTTCAGCAGCGAGGTAGTACGGCAGACCGTTTGTGTTCGCAGCTTCGATCGTGTCGGCTGGCGAGTAGTTGACCTTCAAGAGGCCGTTCGCGTCAGGGATCAGGTAGCCCTCGTCGTCAGGGATGATCTGCATGCCGTTGCCGATGTCGACAATGTCCACGGACCTGATCTCGATGTTATCGGCGACCATAAAGCCCTTGCGGTTGTCGGCGCGCAGGAACGCACCGTCCTGCCAGCGGTCGTACATCGCGCTGATCGAGTTGTGTGCTACGAATCTGTCGAAGACAGGTGCCGGAAGAGGAGCTACGAACTTCGTGTAAGTGTAGCCGCCGAGTTCCTTCTCAGCGAGGCGCTTCGCCTTGATCAGCTCGTCGCGGAGGTTCAAGTTTGCGTTGCTGAGGTCGATCGTAAACTCGTTGCGATCAACGCCGAATTCGTCGAACCAGTCGTACAGCACGGTACCGTCGATGTCGTAGAGAACGCCCTGGATCGCCCCCCACTTCCCAAAGTTAATAGTCCGCTCCAGAGCGTTGGCGAGGTCAGCCTTCTTCACCGCGAGGACCGACTCGACGGTTTCCATGGCGTTGTCGGAGCCGAACTGGCGCACGCCCTGAATTTCAGAAGCAAGGATCGCGTCGAATTCCGGGTAGTGCGGGACGTCGAACTTGCGCATTTTACGACGCTTGTTTGACTGGCCCTGGCCGACCGTTCCGCGCGGAGCCGACTTAACGATGCCCAGCTTGCCTTCGCGCTCTTCGACGGCAACGGTCGTGGTGTTGATGCCGGACTCGACGAACTTCGCGAAGCTGTCGACCGACGCGACGTCGACGGGGACAATGTTGATTGCCGCCGTCAGCGACATGAAGCTGAATACGTCGCTTCTGAATACGTTAGCTAGGTTCATTTTGTTGACTCCTGTTCACTGTTTGTTCTGGCGGCGCTTAAACAGCGATCCGGACGATGACGTGCTCTTTGGCGAGCAATGGGGTGGCTTCGGCGACCGTGAGGCCCGCGCCTGTGATCAGCTCGCTGGACTTCACGCTGGCGTGGCGCGTGATGCCGGCAGCCTTGACCGGAGCTGTGGACGACGTGAAGCGGCATACGATCGCGAACTTGGCGTTGCCATCGACGTCGGCATCGACGAGCGCCTGCGTGGCAAGCTGGTAGTTGCCGCCGTCGGAGATGACGACCGAGCCGGAATCATAGGTGCCTGCTGCGAGCGTGATCTCGTCGCGGGAAATGCCGCCGTTGGCTTCCTGGTGCAGGAAGCCTTCATCGGACGGACGCTGGATTAGAACTGAAGGCATGTGGATGTTCTCCTATTAGGCGCGCTTAACGCTTGTTTCTGGCAGCCATGATGGCCGATGGGTTGAAGTCGGCGAGTGCCGAGCGAGCGGCTGGCTTGGCGACGACCGGGGCGGTCTTGTCGACCGTGGAAGCGCCGCCATCAGCGATGGCCTTGACGAGAGCCTTACGGATCATCGCTGGCTTGGCACCGAGTGAGCGCATGTCCGACACCAGTTCCGACTGGCCGTAGTTGCGGGCGATCGAACGTACGTCTTCGACGTCCTTCTTCTCCTCTGCAGTCAGTTCCTCGTCTTCGTCGCCGTCGGCACGCTTGCGAGCGGCTTCAGCGGCAGCTTCCGGATCAGGCTTCTTGTCTGCGAGGTCTTCCTCTTCAGCACGGAGCTTCCCGCGGAGGCCGCGAGCCCGTTCCGTGATCTCTTCCGAGACGGTCTCTCCACCTTCAGCGACGGCAGCCTCAACGGCTACGACAGCCTCTTCAGCGGCGGTGACAGCGGCTTCGGCGGCGGCAAGTACTTCTTCGATATCCATTGATCTCTCCTGAGTTTTTTCGGCCGACCGCTTCTTGGGAGGCGTGGGCTGGGGCGCGTAGGCGCTGCGGATGAATGAGTTGGGGTCGGCTCCCACCGGGACGAGACTGCCCTCGGTCAGAAGCCAGCGCAGAACACGCAGCTCCGGAACCATGTCGACGCGCTCGACCAGCTCGGTGTCGTTGCGGAGGTCGTAGTCGTAGCCGGCGCTGATGTTGCCGTAGTAGCCGTCGATGATGTCGGGGAGCAGCTCGGCATGTTTGCGCGACAGCGATGCCCGGCCGACGACGGCCTGACCTTCCACGCGGACGTCATCGATCTTGCCGAGGATCTTCTCAATGCCGCTGTAGGTGTCATGGCAGTCGATGAGCGGCATGCGCGCGGCGCGGGACAGATCGACACCTGCGGCGACGAGGACTTCATCGACTTCAATGTAGGAACAGTCCATGTCGTCGGTGATTGGCCCCTGCCGTGGGTCTGGGATCCAGCGGCGGACGGCGGTCTCGGTCGTGATGACGATGTCGAAGGAACGGGTCGCTTCGTCTACCGACGTCGGCAGCCCGACAAAAGCACGCACGGAGCCGCTGCGCTCATGACGCTGGGCGGCAGGCTGATGCTGTGCGAGGGCTGTTTTCGGCATTCCGTTCCGTCTTCAGATTAGTGGACTGAAGGGATCGTGGCCTGGGTGCCTGCAAGATTCGATATCTCCGGCAAAGAAAAAATGAAGCCCCCGATGGAGGGGGCTGTCATGTGGTCAGCAGAAGCCAATAGATTGTCGACGTAGGATCTCGGCGGTGGCGGCTTTGACGGCGTGCACGATGTTGCCTTCCTGCAACCAGTGCGCATAGTCCATCCAGCAGCTCAGCATCGGTGAGCCTGCGACGAACGTAACGTCGTCAGCAACCTCGCTGTTGAATTCGGTCCAGATCCTTGGCGCATCGTAGTCAATGCACTGATGAAAGATCTGGAACTGATAGAGCTTGTCGAACGGCGCACACTGCTCTTCGCGCGGCATGGCCCAGATATTTTTGAATGCTGGGTCCGTTTCGTTGTGGATGAACCTCTCGATTTCTTCACCCGTCATCATCATCGAGTCCAGTTTAGTTTGGAACTCTTTTGTGACCCGCTTGGCTGCTCTCAGCATGGCCTGCAAAACCTGCTGCCGGTGCTTGGCGGCTTCGAGTTCGCCGCGAAGCGTGACGGGACCGAATGCGGAAGCCTTCCTTGGCTCTTCGTGAATGATCGTTGTGTTCATGCTGCTTTCTCCACGTCGCTTGGTTCTACGATATCGAACTGTGCCGCCTCAATGAATTCCGCCCACTCCGGGGTCGCCAGGATCGTGCGGACGGACGACATCGTAGGATCCAGCTTCCACGCAGAAACGGCCTTCGACCAGCGGCGGCGAGGGTCGGTGGCGAGGCAGGTCGTCAACATTGGACGGCCCTCTTCGGGGAAGATGACGGCGATGTGCAGGCCGGGGGTCTCCATCTCCATATCCTCGGGAATCATCATGTCGATGACATGGATGAGATCTGTCGACTGCTGAAGAAGGTGGGCGACGGAGGGGATGCCGAGGATCTTGATGGTCTGGTGGTCACGCAGGGTCATGCTGTGTGTGGTCCTTCTGGTTGCGGGAGAGGAAGTTGCCGATCACGAGGGTCACGGCGCGGCGCAGTTGAGCGATCGGCCCCTCGGAGTGCATGACGATCAACTCTTCGAGGAACTGTCGTGCTTGCGGGTCGGACATCAGACCGACGTCGTGCCTCCCGTCCGGCCACCGGATGAGGAGATATTCCCCGTTCTCGGTGAATGTGTAGGTAGGCAGCAGCATCAGCGTCA